AGACACGAATGAGAAGAAACTTACTTATTATAGTCTCTTATTCCCAGAAGCCGCAGACGCTCTGTTAAACAGCGGTCTAGACGCTGATATAGATAAAGACGAAATTGTAGATATAATAACCGAAACTATACTAAAATCTAAATAACAGAAAAGCCCTCGAACTGAGGGCTTTTCTTTATGCTCCGTAGAGTTGGTTATATGTTCCTGTGTTTGTTTGGAGCAAGCTTCGGAGCGTTGCGATTTTATTCATCGCTGTCTGGTTATCGTCTGTGATCTTCGGTACTAGGCTTAATGCTCTTTGGACTTCGCCTTCTGTGTTAAGGGAGTCTGTCTTGCCGATAGCAGCACCGATTTGGTTGATGAGACCTTGTGCGAGCTGGTTATAGGTATTTACATCTGAGTTAAGTCCTAAGCCACCGAGGAAGTTTGCGATATTTCCGCCGATGATACCCTGACCGCCACCGGCCTTCTGATAGAGGCTTTCAAGTTGGTCTAGGGCTGTTCCTGCGGACTGAAGCTTTGCGATTTGGTTCTTTTCTGCGGTAGAGAGGTTAGAAGTTCCGCCTGCAGATTGTCCGTACATCTCGTTTTGCATCTCATAGACGTTGTAAGCGTTCTTATACAGTGTTGCGAGTTGGTTATAAGCCGAGAAATCGCCTGCTGCGAGTGCTTGTCCCATAGCGTTCTGGATATCTGCGAGTTGTGCTTCAATTTGGCTAGTTTGTCTCTGCACCGGATACATAGGCTCAGTAGTTGGTGTTGCGGTTATATTTGCGAACATATCTTCGAGATTCTGGTAGTCTTCAGCCTTGCGTGCGTTCTGAACTTTTTCGCCAGCAATAGCCTGACCTTGTGTACGACCGATAATGTTTCCGAGTAGGGCTTGCGTATTGACATCCATCGGGGTTGCGTTAGCGCCAGACACGCTTCCAATAGCCGAGCCAGCGGTTGTGAGAGCATTCCCGGCGTTTCGTGCAACTTTACCGACAAGTTTTCCAACCGGTCTAGTAGCTACAGAGAGCAATTCTCCAGCACCTGAGTCTTGAGCTGTTCTAGTGATCGGGTTAAGGTTTGTCTTGCTGCCAGAGATAGCATTTCTTCTAAGTTCGTTAGAACTCATCTCATAATCCATCTGTCTTGCGTCTTCATATTTAGCGGTCTTACTGATGAACTCGCCAATATTTTTAGCTTCCATCATATCCGAAATAGCTGCATCTGTTGCGCCGAGATTCTTTAGACGTTCTGATAACTGTTTCTTAGTGTAGTTATCGCCGAAACCATCCACCGACTTAGTGGCGAGGTCTCTAAGCTCATATTTGACATCCATAAGAGCATCAGCGAGAGCGCCTGCATCTGTTGCAAGGTCTCCACCGTTGACAGAGGTTGCTTTTTTAAGGTATTTGTTAGCGACCTTGTTAACTTGGCGAGACGCTTTCAAGAGGTCTGAAGCGTTGTATTTGCCCGGGAAATCGCCGTTTTCAATCGTACTAAAGACTTGCTTAATCTGATCGTCGTAAACTTTCTGGTAGGAAGGCGTAACAATTGCATTTTCTGAAGATGGTCTAGCGATTCTATCTACAAGGTCGTTATCTACGATAGTAGCACCACTATTCTTTACAATATCATCCACGAACTTGTTTGTGGTGGTCGATATTTTAGCAGCTTCTTTGTAGTTTTCAGGCGTATAGCCGAGTTTACGAAGTTTATCCACAGAACCATTCTTTGTGATTTGAGCGGCGGTCTTAGAGTATAGCGAGTTGTAAAGGTCTGCGTTCTCGATACGTTCGCCGGTTTTAGACAAGCTATCGCCGAGTTTCTGAATTGCGTTCTTTTTCTCAATCTTTAACTCGTTGCCTTGATAGTCAAGAGGTTTTGTATAATCAGGTATTCCGAGTTCTTCTGCTTTACTCTTGGTTGGAGTTTCGACAGCCTGAGACGTTGCAACCTTGCGGTTTCCGACTTTACCGATGATATTTCTACCAGCGTCCATAAGTCCAGCCTGTGTACCACCTGCAACTGCACCGGTTAAACCGCCTTGAAGTGCAGCCTGTGCTACATCGCCACCACCAAGAGCGGCCGAGGTACCTGCACCGGTTGCTCCACCGACTGCGCCAGAGAGAGCGCCACGTCCAATAGTAGAGGTTGCGAGTTTATTGTTAAGAAGTTTCGAGCTAATATTTCCAGTAGCGTTTCCGATTTTCTTGTTTAAGCCACCTGTTGCAAGGCCAGCAGCAGCGCCAGAGAGAGCGCGGTTTACTGCTGAATCGAGACGAGCATCTGAGCCTTGCTGTGCGAATTCGTCTGCTACACCTCCTAAAGCACCGGCTGCGGTATTAGCGATAGTTCCACCGAGGACTTTACCTGCAGCAGTTCCTGCACCGGCTACGCCTGGGGCTACCATTGTAGCAAGGTTAGTTGCAGCGTTAAGAGCATTACCAGCGGCCTTAGCAGCAGCGTCTTTGTCATCTTTCGCACCATAATAAGTGCGTTTGAAGGCTTTTGTGTTCTCGCCTGTTCCTGCTTTGCCTTCGATAAGGTCTTTAACGCTTGCGCCAGCAGTTCCGAATAAACCACCGAGAGAATATCCAATATCCCCGATACCTTTACCAATCCCACCGATTATACTACCGAGGAAACCACCAAGACCACCGCTGTACTTATCGTCAAGTTCCGCCTTTTGAGCGGCGTAGTTTCTTTGCATTTGTGCTTGTCGCTGTGCTGCTTGGTACTGCGCAGCTTTTCGTCTTTCTTGCTCTAGAGCGTCATTGAATCCTGCCATTTGTCCTCCTATGCTACCCTCAAGCCGAGAATGTTAAGCGCTCTTTGGGTTTGTTGATTTACCACATTATTCGGCATTGGTGCGTAACCGTTTACTAGCTGCTTATTGCCAATAGTACCAAGAACAAGCGCAGCGTTTGCGTCGCCGTTTTTAGCCATTTGATACAAGTAATCTCTTGCTCTCTGGTTAAAGTCTCCGCCGTATTGGTTGATGAATGTTCCGAACTTAACAGCACCACCGTTTTGCGAGTCGCGGAATTGATAGTTATTACCGCTACCAGCGTTATAGTATCTATCCTGTTCTTGAGTTGATCCTATGCCATAATTATTAGCAGCCGCATATTGTGCTGCGATAGCGCGTCTCTGGAGCTCTGCTTGGCGTTCTTTTTCGAGTTCGTCGTAGTACCTTGCGAGGCCCTGACGGGAGATTTCGTCGTTGAGGCTTGCAAGCTGAGTTTCAAGCGATAGTCTGTTCGAGTTAGCCTGAGACTGTGCGTTCTCAAGGGCTTGGCTCTGGTTCGTGTTGAGTTGTGTCTGGGCTGGAACAAAGGTCTGCTCGTAGTATTTCTTGTTAGCGATATTTGCTCGGCCACCAAAAGAGCCACCAGAACCGGCCGCTTGCATAGAAGCGTTAGAAGCCGCCTGATTTCGCTGATTGTTTAAGAGGTTCTGTTGGTTTGCGTAGTTTTCGTTTATCTGTTTCTGCGTAGTAGCAAGATTGCCCTCGATTGCGTTGATTTGGTTCTGCAACGCATTTCGGGAGTTGTCGTAAGCCTTACTTACCTCCGCAGTATATTCTTCAATAGATTTCGCCACGGTATTCCTACCGCATCGCCATTACTTATATTATAACACATTTCTGTTATTGCTTGGCTGCAACTAGAAGATGAACTTTCGCTTTCGTATGGTTTGTAGGTATAGTAACTGTTGCGTTAGTAGGGTTAATATACACAATCTGTAAAGTGTAGTGCGTACTGTCTGACCTGTAAACTTCGAATGCAACGTGGTAGTTTTGCTTCCAGACGTATGGATCGCCACCGACTAGAGTATAACTTCCGGCTATTTCTGGGTTAGTTATAAAAACATTCTCGAAATATACACCCTCATCTACCGTAGCTGATACAGTGAACTCTCTTGTATTCTGGGCTTCAAGGTTGAACTCCGCTACAGGTAGCGTCAATTCCAGCATTTTAACCTCTTTTTGCGAGTCGTAGTCTGTGTTAAGTATAAATCTGTCTAGTAGCATTTTAAGCCTCGTTAGTATAAATGTGATAATAGATTTTACCGTCTGTAGCATAAGTCATACCTATCGTTAAGTTATTCTCATCTATAACATAGTTCGGAAGATTGCGCGTGTAGTCTACATAAGAAGATTGCGGCCCTATCGCTGGTACTAATTCTCCACGACCGTCCACCGCATATTGACCGCCGCACCAGATTTTGCACTGTGGTACATATCCTAGATCGTGTGGAATTATATGCTCTTGGTTGTCTGATTCTATGTAACCAGCCTTAAAAATACCGAGGTATGTGTAGTCGGTATCGAAGTTAAAGGCGGTTTCATCAGATAGAGGTTGCAAGTCTCCGTTGTATTCCGGCGGAGCGTACGCATAAATCTTTACATAAACCGTGCTAGCGTGGTCTGTACCGTTGAATTGTCTGATATAGATATTTGTATCGTCTGCGAAACACCAGACATACACCATATCTACCGAAGCCGAGTTGGTTATATCGTGTGTTACATCGAAGTTCTGATTTGGAGACCATTGTCCTACAAGAAGTGGTATAAACGATAAACCGTGGGGGACGATCACCGTATTTGTTCCGGTCGAAGGGACAGCAACACTCTGCTCTGTCTTATAGATAAAATACGGCATAGGGTAGTCAGAGGAGAACTGGAAGTTTCGTGGCTCTTGCTCCATTAGTTGACCTCCCTTAATACATCAAACCCAGGCTTCGTAACCCATATACCAGGTCTACCATCTTTTGGCGCTTGGCCTATAAGAATACGAGCAGTTCCGGTCGAATCATAAAACACTTCGCCGTAGCGACCATTAGGAAGCCTACCTGAGAGCATAGCATTTTTACCACCGCCAGCGATGATCGTCTTTGAGTTCGCCTCTGCGTCTAGTTGGCGGAAGTTATCGTTTGTTTGTCTGATAACCGACTGCAAGCTCGCTTTAGAGCTTAGAGGGCTAAATCTATTAGGCATATACCTCCTTTACCTTATTCTTTGCGTCTGAACCGTCAGAGTGTGGCTTCTAAAGACCACCGGCTCGAATGCTGCGATATGCTGATAGCGAAGTTGACAGCGATAAAATTCGCCGTTTACCTGTGGAATAGTCGAGAGAATAGTTGGCATAGTAGGGATACCGTAGTTGCTCGGTTCGTCCCAAACATAATTGTCTGCATATACATTCAAGTTCTGAAGGTCAACCGAGAAGGCGTACTGAACGTTATCTGAGAAGTCCAGAGCATAACCACAGGCCACAGAGTAAGGGTTATTTGTGGTTGCGAACTCCGGTCGCCATTTAGGTATTCGCTTAAGTTGGCTAGTTGTTCCGAAGTGTTCGTAAGCGGTCTCAAGGTTAAATGCGATAGCCTGTCCCATATCAGAGTAGTTGTTGTCTTCTGCTTCGTTAACCATAATCAGACCGATACGAGAGTGGCCGCATAGGAAGCGGTTTGAGGCGTTCTGACGTGCTGAAGTAGCCGAGACATAAGTATTAGAATCGAAACTTTCCCACTTTCTAAGGTTGATGTTAAAGACTAAACAATGGTCGTTTACTCCACCGGCTTGGCTTGTGTAGTACACATAGAGACGGTTGTTATAGAGGTCAAGCACGATATTCTCTTTGTTTGGAATTGCGTCATAAACGTTCTGGATGGTTTCTTGCGTCAAGCTGTCTTCGTCCATACCGTTGAAGCGGTAAATTCCGGTATCATTAGCGAAGTATGCGTAGTTAAGGTCGCATACTACTGATTCTTGGCTGAATGTTCCGTTCTGTGCGGTACATTGGCTCTGAGACCATTGGTCTGCGGTCTGAGCGTACATTTGGTACTTATTGCGTCTAGTTAAGAAGTAGTAAACGCCACCGAGGTTAAACATAGCGGTTACAGGATCGCCGGTCTGAATAGCAGGGAAGTTCTGTCTAAAGTCTCGGTTAAATGCGTCATAACTGTTGATAGGTTCTGCAGCATTGTCGACGGTCTTCACAGTAAAGTTCGTACCCGAGATGGCCGTGATAGTACCAACTGTTGAGCCGTGATACATCAGGTCGCCAACTTCAGCATTTGCTGGAGCTTTAGAGGTAAGGGCTGTCATTGTGGACTGAGCCACAGTTGTAGTCTGGTCGATGGTAGTAGGAAGTGCAACTGTAGTAGAAAAGATAACCGCCTTAGCGTATGCGTAGCCATAAGGGTAAGTCCAGACGGCCTGTGTATCCGTGTCAGCGTCGAGATAGATGATATTGTCGCTCATTCCGGCCATAATATCTCTAGTCTTGATTTCGAGGTCAACGCCGGTCTCAAGGTCGGTAGTCGTGATAGCAGTATCAGACCAGGAATTTTCAGGATCTATGAGGCGTGGGCCTTCAAGTCCGTCCACATAGCGAATTTTATTTAGTGCTTGGTTAAAGCGTACATTTTTAGTACCAACCGGAAGGTCTCTAACCTTCGTAACATTTCCGAGGCTATCTGCTCGGTATAGTTTCGAGTTCTGCACGAAAAAGACCATCTTCGTACCATCTATGTTGGCTTCGAAGATATTCTCCACAGCACCCTCGGTACAGGTCTTAACCGTACATCCGAGAACGCCGGAGACGGTCTGCACTAAGTAGTTTGAGACATTGTTATTCTGCGTGCTTATTCTTATCTGAATTGTGTCGCTTGTATAGAGGTTAGGCGTATTCATAAAGATAGCCTCAAGCGTCTGGTATGAGGTAGTGATGGTTGCTGGATCTATAAATGTTTCTGCTATCTTCTCGTCTCCAGACCAGATAGACAGACACGGAACTGCGTAAGGTACAGTTTCGCCGGCTGGCTTCTTAATCTTGATTAGAACAGAGAAAGCAACCGTGTTCGAGCTTGGCTGGAACTCATAGGCCTGAACCTCCGGTAGCGGAGTGTCCGTAGAAGCGCTTGAGAGGTTCGTAGAGAGGTTTGTGTAGCCAACAGGGTTAAATAGTCGTTTATAACCTTTGCGCGTCTTATACTCGCCGATACGGTCGAAACGAGCGTCCTGTGCTAAACGAAGCTCGGAATTCTTCATCGTGTCATTTGGTCTATAAGTCGAGATACCGTCTGCGAAGTTTGTCGTAGATGGGGAAGATTTGCCAGTCGATACATTAGGAATTGTCTTAATTTTTGTAAATCTGGACTGTACCATAGCGTTATACCTCGTTAATTCTTATATCGACCGGTGGAAGCGCTCTATTCTCGCCTTCAAGTTGTCTTGGGCCGTATCTCATAGCCATATTAGTTATAAGTTCGGCTTTTTGGTTGTCATAGATTTGTGCGAAGTCGTAGTTGCCACGGCGGCGTTCTGCTCTTGCAAGCGCACCGAGGATAAGAATTTCAGAGTATTCTTCAGGGATAAGTGGTCTATCTGTTGGGTTGCTTAATTTAACCGGCTTAGCCAGATAGTAGAGTTTCATTGTGTAGTAGTTCTTTGGATCGTTATCGTCGATAGTCTTGCAGTCTACCTCTGGAAGATGGAAGTGTACTGTGTTTCCGATTACAGTATACTCATACACTCTCATTCCGTGCCATTCTGCGTAGTATTCCCTCGGAGCAACATATTTAAGAGGCCACTTCATATTGTCTTTTTCAACTACCAAGCGAATCATACTCTGGAAGTCTTTAGGGACTTCGAGTTCGCCTGAATCTATAGTTTCATATTTGTATGTTTTTTCGAAAAAGCTATACGGAACCTCGCCGAATGTCTCGAGGTAAGTTTGGTTGAGATAGCGAATTATACGGTTGTCGTCATACGACTCATCTTGGAGTTCGTCTTTTACGTCCTCTACAAGCGTCGATAAGTTATAATTAGCGTCCATTTATTACCAGACGCATCGCCATTACCTATATTATAACACAAAAAAGGCCCTCAGGTTAGAGCCGAGAGCCTTAATTGTTTCTAGGTGGTTAGATTAGCCCGAAATTGTGCTTGAAGTGATAGAAGCAACAGCTTTCTTCTTGCCGTTAAGAACGAATGAATCGTAGATAAAGCGGCCAGTGAGGACTGAACCATCGACTAATTCAGAATCAGTGATGATGCGAGTCTTCATAATCTGCTTAGCACCGAGAAGAGCATCTTTGTGCCAGAGAACACACTTAGTGTTTGCTGGGAAGTAGCTCTGTGGGGTAACGATGATGTTAACACCATCGAGTTCGCCTACGAAGCCACGTGGGAGAAGCTTGTCGTTGTAAGCGTTTGCGTTGACTGTTGAGACGATTTTGCTCTTGATAGCAACATACATCTGTGGGGTTACGAATGCGAAACGGTTGCTGACTGGAGCTTTAGCTTCGTCGAGGTATGCGTTTGCTTTCATAAAGTCTTCATAGACGTTATCGCCTGCAGAAACAGCCTGTGAAACTGCAGTTGCACCAGCAGCACCAGCTGCGATACGGTTAGCGTCGATTTCTGGGATAACTTGTTCGTCCATTTCAGCACGGAGAACTTCGCCTGCTTTCTTAGCGAGAGCCTGCTGTTCGTAGTTACCACGGTCGATTGTTAATTTGAAACATTTGTCGTTGTTAAGTGTGTATGGGGTTACAACGTCTTGAATTTCGTTGTTACCACCGAAACGGTCGCCGGTAGATGAACGGTTGTAGTTAGAAGTTGCAACAGTTGTTACTGTGTAAACGTTAATGGTCTTAACGCCGTCGAAGTCATAGTTCTGGTTGACTGCACGATCAGTATAAGAACCCTTAGCGAAAAGTTGGTCTAATTTGCTTGCATATTTGGAAGCGAGATTGACTGACATAAAAGTCCTTTCCTTATAGAGTTATTAGTTGTCTTAATGGTTAAACAGCTAAAGTCCGAGTCCACTTAAGAATGGGTCGTCTTCTGCTGGTTTGTCGAACTGCGTAGAATCGGTAGAACCTTGTTTGGTTGATTTTGCAGCTTGACGTGCAGACATCTCTTTACGAACCTCTGAGCGAAGTTCTTCTGTAAGGTTTTGCTTCTTATCTTCTAGTTCCGTGTTGACGTTTCCGCCTACAAAGTTATACACGTCGTCTAGAGATACAAGGCCATTTGCATATAGATAACCTCTGATAATAGGGTTTCCATTTGCGTCTAGCACATTCTGGCCGTTATTCTGGATAGGTTGCGAGAACCATTCCATCATCTTTTGCTCGGTTTCTGGAGTAAGCTTTTTCTCTTGCTTCCATTTCTCTACATCCATCTGGGTTTTCAATGCTCTGACTTCAGATAAAGCCTGCATATCTGGCGTACTCTGTGCTGGCTGAGCGTTTGCTAACTCACGTTCGAGCTTAGCCTTTTCTTGTGATTTCTGGCCGTAAGCCTTTTCGACATTTTGGTACATTTCAGCGACTTTACGGAGTGCGTCCGGGTCGTTTTTATCTACACCTTTTTTCGCCAAGAACTCGTCCACCGCATCGCCAGTTTGTGTTTCTTCTTGTTTTTCAGTCGAAACCTCTGACTCTGCACTAGCTTGTTCTTCGCTAGTCGTTTGTTCTTCTTTGGTTACCTCGACTGCTGGGCTGTCTGTATTCTCACTTTGCTCGTCATCTTGTACTTGGATGTCCGAGGGTTCGAATAAGTCTTCCTCATTTACAGTTTGTTCGTCCATAGAACTCTCCTTATTGTTAATATCTGCTGCGGAACCTCTCGATTCCGCCAGCCCAGCTTATCTCACATTTGGCGATGCGTGTGGGCCTTCCCACATTTAAGTTATAGATAATTTTAACTTCGATAAGCTGGCTTGGCGGTTGCTATTAGAGTTCTCCCACTCGGACTACTTCTGCTCTCCTTTCTTATGTTCTTTGACTTCGGCCTCGATACTGTCGATAAAGTCTGTGATACTTTTGATACCGGCCGCGCGGTTTACAGCCCCGACAATTTGCTCGTTCGGACATTGCAGCTTGAGGTATGCACCCTGAGCGATGTCTAACTCGCCGGAGTGCATATCGTTTAGAAGCTTGCGGAATAACTCACCTTCCTCAGATTCGAAGAAGAAACTATACATCCTTCTCTTGTCTTCGTATGAAAGTTCGTTATGCTCCATAAGCCTCCTCTAAGCTTGGTTGGCCTTCTGGTAAGGTTGTTTCAGGAATAGTAAAGTCTGTTTTAACTTCCTCTTGAACCGGAGCGGTCTGCTGTGCTGGGCTGATAATCTCTTTAAGTTCTTCGTGGTTAATGTCAGGAAGAGCCTTTGGTAAGATATACTCTTTAATCTTCTCGAGGTTGTTAGTTGGATCAGCAATAAGCATTTGGTAAGCGTTCATATATGCCTCACGCTTTTCTGCGTCTTCAAGTTTCTTCATCACGTCGAGCTTAACCATAGGGCTGTACTCTCCGAGGAAGCGTTCCATATCGACTTGTTCGAATGATACGCCTGCGTCTGTGATATTTCTGATATATAGGTCTTTTCCGCCGTAAAGTTGGAGAAGTTTGAAGACGATATTTGCCTCTTGGAAGAAGAAACCGTTTGCGAGGTTCTGTGCTATATCTTCAATTCTAAGGTCTGCTTGGCCGAGCATAGCCTTAATCTCGGTAGCAGTTGTACTATCTGTAGCGGTAACACCTTTAGAGATTTGAGAAACAGACGATACTTCACGAATTTCGTCTTTAATATTCATTCTCTCGGTAAAAAGTGCTGTAGGAATTGCTGGAGGGTTATTCCAGGTCATAGCACCAGCAGGAAGTGGGTAAACTTTACCCGGAGCCTGTCCGAGTTGGTCGATATAGGTTGCGTACTTTGGATCAATGGTCTTTTCAGGGTAAACAGCGATAAGTTCTGCTTCTACCTGAATTTCTGTCATAGTGTTAAGAAGTTCCTGCTGGTCTGCGATAATATCGACATCGCCTGTGCCATAAGGTAGGGAAATATCTTTATATTCGCAGTCGTGTGCGAACGGAAGAAGACCAGCTGATAATGGGTCGAACTCCTCTGGGAATTCGCCAATATCTTCGCCGGTAAGTTCATAGGTTTCAATTCGTTTAAGTTCCCACTCTTTCTTGCGAATTTCGAACTTTGACTTCTCCATCGCATAGTGTGGGTTCTCTTTTTCTTCGATAATAGCGCTTCGGTTAGCGATAACCACGACTTCTTTTCTAGTCCAGATTTCAATAAGTTCTACTGTGTCTTTGTCGTGCTTAGCGATAGAACCGATAACTTCTTCTTTTTTAGCCTTATCGGTTTCGTTGTCGTCTGTAGATGAGCCGATTTTATCTAAGTTCTTGTAGCGTGGTACGTACTTTTCTTTCTCAAAGTCATAGGTTTTTTCAGCCTTAAGGTCTCCGAGATTTGCGAAGAACCTTCGGCCAACATAATGCCAGCTCTCTGGATCACGAGCATTTGGGTCTATAATCATATCACGAACAGGGACGATTTCTTTGTGGACGTATCCGCCGTTCTTGTCTTGTATCCAGGTATAATAAGCACAGAAGTTGCCGGTTATAAGCCCTTGACGGCCCATATCTTTGTTCTTGCCAACCCAGTTGTCTTTTCGTGCGAAGTCTTGGTAAACTTCGTTAAGAATACGAGTGTCTGCGTCTTGGTCTTTGTTATTTGGAATGTAGTTGACTTCTGGCGCACGGTTAAACAGAGCTGCAACCTTCGTGTTTACCATCGAGTTAGTCATAGGGACAAAAGCCTCGACCTTGCCAGGATGGGTTGTCTTTGTCTTGCGGTTATTATAAAGTTTCCAGTTACGCTCCCACCTCTGATGGTAGTTTTCTTTAGCGTAGTCCCAGGAATTGTTGAACCATTTAAGATATTTCTGGAGTTTTCCAGATTGCGATTTCTTAGTTGTATAATTTGCGTCTGCCAATGTTTTGCCAAACGCATCGCCAATTACTATCATTATAACACATTTCTTTTAATCTTGGTAATCGCTAAACTCTTTAGGTATAAAAGTTCTAAACTTAAAGCCACCTTCGGCTGTATTTGCACGGTTTTTAATGTCTTCTATCGACATACAAGCGTACTGAAACGCATCTGCACCGTGTGAGTTTTCATCGTGGCTTGGGGTTTGGCTCCAGATACCATTCTTGGTTGAATAGTCGTAGTGATAACCGGCTAAACGCTGTAAACCGAGTTCGCAACCCTTCTTGTCGAAGTAGAAGGTCGAGAACATACCACGCGCAAGGTCGATGCCTCTATAACCTTTGTTAGCCGGAAGTACCTTAAACCTGAACTCAGGGTGGAGTTTCTCAAGGTCTTCTCGAAGTGTGGTCGCTTCTATTTGGTCGATAGAGCTTGCACGGTTAGATCGTGCTTCTGCATCGTGCGGAAGGTATATCTCGCCATAACGGTAGTTAAGGTCTTTCAAGTCTAGGAAGTAGCTTGAAATTGTGCGTCCAAAGTCCTCTATATACTTGATAAAGTGTACTGAACCTTCGATAACCTGATAGAGCCAGATGGCCGTTGAATCAGACACCCCGAGGTCGAACGCTGCATATACTTCTTTGTCTGAACGGTACGGATAATCTCCGATACGCTCTTGGTTTCGAGCTTCAGAGAGTTGCTTGGTAAAGATACCACCTGCTCTCTCTGTTAGAGGTTCGCCGAGCCAAACGTGGCGGTACATTTCAGGATCAAGCACCTTGAACTGTTCTCGTTCTTCGATAACCTCTTTTGGTAGGTAGTCTTCAATATCCGTCGAGTTGATATGCTGGATAAAAGTGCGGCCATCGTCGAACGGAGTAGCGTCTGGAAGGTTTTCTGTGCCGATAAGAGCCTCTACAATACGCTTTCTATATGGATCGTGAACCGATAGACGGTTAGCCGAGAAAAGCAACATAGAGCCAGGCTTACGAATTGTAGGTATCAGCACGTCTAAGACTTCAGCAGATAGGCTCTGTGCCTCTTCAGCCCAGAATATGTCGACACCTTCAAGGGACTTCACTCTTTGTGCGTCGATAGCACCTTTACTCTCTGAAGTTCTAAGACCTTTGAAGATAATCTCTGAACCGTTGGCGTATTTCATCTTTTTGTCTTGAATAGTCCAGCCTGTGAGGCCGAGTTCTGTTATAGCGTCCGCTAAGGCTCGTTTTACAGAATCAGCGGTAGTATTCTCATATTCACGGCCAGCGCAGATAAGCGTCTTCTTCTGCATAGCGGTCAAGACTAGGGCTGTGGAAAAGTTCTTAGTCTTGCCACCTGCACGGCCACTTTCTTCGACAATATAGCGTCTATCTCGGTTTATGATATGTTTTACTGCTTCCTCATAAGCCTCAGGGAAGTTTACCTCTACTTCCATTAGTCCTCCTTGATTAGATTTTTAAGTATTCCTTCAAGAACATTCACTACGATACTGTTTCCAGCTTGTTTATAGAGTTGCGTGTTTGAGTTTACTTTCTCGGCTTTCTCGAAGTCTGAATCGTCAAAGCCCATAAGTCGCCAACATTCTTTCGGAGTGAGTTTTCTAATACGATAACTAGACTTATAGTATGGGTTAAACGCCGCCGTTATTGAGGTCGCCACTTTGTCGTCATAAACTCTATCTTGTCTGAACCATTGCGTGCCACCGTTGCTCTTTTTCTCTCCGATACCACCTATTACTTTAGGTTCTTCCACTACAACTCCCATACCGTCTGTCGCTTGTAGTGTTTGCGATACTCCGTGTCCTACTCTACCTCTACGAGTTGTACTGTTTGGGAATTGTAGATTGATACAGTCGCCATCAGTTGTGATGTCATATCCTTGCTTATTTGCGGTCTTGATAGCTACATAGTTATCCTTTTGAACGCTCGTGATAGTGTTTGTGAGTCCGTCTTTTCTCGGTTCTAGGTGTTGTTCTGTTGTGTTAGAGTCCATAACATTTCTCCCTCTGCTTGCGACGATTTTTGGTTCTGTATTTCCTCCACCGCAGGTGTGCATTGCAGGTGCTATGGTGTCTTCGTGGTATGCCCGACGGCTGATGTCGTGCATCTTGCCGATGGTTCCGCCGTTTATCGTGTCAAAGTTTGAGCCTGCCGTTAGGCTCGTTGCGTCCTTGATGTAGTATTTCTCATCTACGTTGTCTTCGAGCACGTCTTTGAGCCGTATCTTGAGTGGTTCCGGTTCCGGGAATTGGAAGTCGCCGGGGATGTCGTTTCTGATACTCATCGTAAAGACTCTCTCTCTCTGTTCTGTGGCACACCGTAGTCTTTTGCGTTCAGAACTTGATAGTAGTTAGTGTAGCCGAGATTTCGCATAGCCTCTTGGTATGCCTCGAAGTTGTGAATATGCTTCTTGGACAAGAGGTTTTTGACATTCTCCCATATCACATACTTTGGCTTCAATTTCTCTACGATTCGGAGTGTTTCATACATAAGGCTAGAGCGAGTGCCTGAATCTTTATCTCCACCAGCGCCTTTGCCAGCGACAGAGAAGTCCTGACAAGGCGAGCCGTGCATAATAAGGTCGACATCTATATCTTCGTTCCATTCTTTGATGTCTTGTGGCTCGAAGTTCGTTCCGTGTACTGCGTTGAATGATTTAACAGCGTATTTGTCGATTTCTACATAATCTACAACCGTATGATCTATGCCTAGCCTTTCTAGAGCCTTAGTGCAAGCTCCGATACCGCCGAATAATTCTAAAACTTTTAGTGCCATTTATTTAACCTCCTTAATATCTTTTCTGTCTTGCGATTATGGCCGGTTAAGTGCCACTGATTACACCATTTGCACTTATACACGTCCATCTCTACGCAATGTTCTCGCACCTTCTTCTGGTTCTCTCTGTTTGCCGCCCAGAAGGTAGGGTATTCCTTCTTTCCAGACGGACAGGTCATTTGTCCTTCTTCCTTTGTATTTTTTCAAGTTTCTCGGTTAATTCGTTGACAGCACATTCCAAAGAATCCACCTGTTCCATCAGCTTAAATATGCGAGCGTCACGGTCTTTTTGGCTCAGAAGTATTTTTGACAGTTCCTCTTTAACTCTCCTCTCGACTTTAATGTCGATACACTCTCTAATAGACCTGCCAAATTTTATCGACAACATTGGTATAGTTGTTTCTTCAAAGCTAGTTATTCGTCGCTCTATATCATCCAGAATATCTTCCATACTCAAAATTCGTTCCATAGTGGTCTTTGCGTTAGTTTTCATTTGTCCTTCTTTCCAAAGTTAATAGTTATACTCTCGATATTTGCATTTAAGGTCAACTCATTCTTTGCCGGAGCTTCGCCTTTTGTATCTCTTACGAACTCTGCGGCCTTTGTGCTACCGGGCTTATCACTCTTTGCGAGCTTATACTGGTTAATCATAATTGCTTGGTCGTTTGTGAGCCGTGGATCGTTCTCGTCCGGAAGTCCGCCGTATTCTTCCATCAACTCACGGAAGGTCTTTTTTGCACGTCTAACTTCGCCCGACTTTTTACCACCCATTCGTGCAATTTCTCGTTGTTCGGTCGGTGTTCGGTCTTTGAAACTAACCAAGTTTTGTTCGTTCGCCATTTTTACCACCTTTCTTTTTAAGTCTTATGATTTCAATTTCTTCCATCGCTTAAATAATCATCTATAATCTCTTTTGCTTCCTCGAATCCTACTGCGAATCGTCCACTATATCCTCTCATTTTCAACATAGTCAGCATTTCCGCTTGTTCTCTGATATGCTCCGAAGCCCAGTTTCCATCCTTCTTCTTAATTCGCGTCCCTTCTTTTTTAAGTTCGATAAACAAACCGACTCTATTACCAAATTTTGTTGCTCTCGGTTCAGCGATAAACATATCAGGCCAACCTCTACGGCCTCCGTTCTGTCTTTTCTGCTTGATCGCTTGACCTTTTGTAAGTTTGATACCGGAACCGAAATCGGAATGAAATAAGACATTCGGATACTGAAGTCTTAGGTAGTCTGCTACCATCGTCTGAAGTTCTGCTTCGCTCATTTATGCCCTTTCTTGTCACTAAATGCTTTATTTTCTATATCACGCACAAACGTTTCCTGCAGTTTTTCTATCTGTTCTTTACGGTACTTTTCGGCCTCGTCTTTTTCAGCTCGTTTTATCTCCCATATACCAGCGATAGCAACTGCGATAACGAAGCAGATAGCACACCAAAACCACCACACAGACTGCGTTATAATAAACGAACTAACCGCTAAAAATAACTGCCATACCGCCAAGATAATAGTTATAATAGTTTTTCTCATCTGTGTCTCTCCTCGTAGTTCTCAATCTGAAACCAATCAGCAAGCTCTCGCTCCATAGCCATTTGTTTCTTAGTAATCTTTGGTAAGTTCTTTTTAAGCCACTTCATACGGTGCTTCTTGATAAAGCTCCACGGCCATTTCTTGTAGTCTTTACTCGTGTCGATAGACCACTCTTTGCCGATAAGTATGTCTGCTTTCATTTTTCGTCCTCCAATTCAACAACCCTATCTTTCATTTCTTCTTCGGTATAAAAGTCAATCTGGTTGCCGTATTCAGCCATATCTTCTTGAAACCCATATTTCCAAGAACCGTCGTCAAAAATGCCGAAGCAAACTATTTCGCCTTCGTTGCCGAATTTTGAACCAGGTTGGTAAAGTAATCTTATTCTTTGTCCTATTCTATATTTCATTCTTCGTCCTTTCTTGCTTTAATTTCTCCACGGTGAAACTTATTCGTTATACTCTGTGGGTTCTGCTCGTTATAGATAACCAACGCCTTAGTTGGAACGTATCTGATATACATATCAGGTTTAGACCCTATCGACCTATGTACGAAGTCGTAGTCCCAACCGACGTTAATATTCTCGTCAAACTTAAACTTGCTAAAATAATCAGTCCTAAATAGATAACTCCAAACATTCCAGTTTACATATGGCCTGTCGTGCCACTCGCCTAGCTTGAACGGTTCTTTGAAGTACCACTTATAAGCGATCAAGTGTTCGTTATCGCCTAACTCCGAGAAGATATTCTTTACATAATCGTCAACTATATCGTCATCGCAGTCGATAAACGTGAAGTAGTCGCCTTTTACCTTCTCGATACCTTTATTACAAGTAGCAGCGCCGCCTATGTTCTTCTGTTTGTAGTATTCAAAACCGTATATCTTGCATAACTCTTTGATAGCTGGCTCACGATCTATTTCTTCTGTTGAGCCGTCGTTGATGCAGATAACTTGTACTTCGTCTAGCTTGTCTTGCTCGGATAGTTGGTAGTAAAGCCTCATCAGCAACATAACAGTCGAGTACAACCGGTTATAGATAGGTATAATAATACTTACTTTCATAGCTCGCCTTTCTCTCTTAAATAATCGTCGAACTCGCCTTGCTGTCTTCTCCAGGTTAAACTGCCTTCTCTTGGTGAGTTGTAGTGCTTAACGATAAGACCGGTATATTTCTCCGTCGGGTTCTTTTCTTTAAGTTCATTCCAGAAGGGAACATCCTCAGCAACCGGAGCGGTTTCATCGTACTTGGTATCGCCTACAAACTCTCGCCTCATAAACTTGGTTTGTCCGCAGTATATGTCTTTAGAGTTTGGAGTTAGGTCGAATATAGTGCCATCATTTGTGATAAGGTTGAAGTAGACTAGGTCTGTGCCGTCTAGATCTTCCATAATTTCCTCAAAGATAACAGGGTAGAAGTCGTCGTCAGCGTCGAGCATAACTAGATACTCGCCGGAAGCTTCTTTTAGACCTGTGTTAAGGGCTTTGCCTAGACCATAATTCTTTTTATGCTGTACCAACCTAGCACGGCCGAACTCTCTGACCTTCTGTGCAGTCTTGTCGGTTGAGCCATCGTCTATAACGATGATCTCCACGTCCTCGCGGTCTGGAATAGAGTTAAGAGCCATTTCGATAGTTTCCTCGGCGTTATATGCGGCCATAATAACTGAAACCTTATAGCGTGCCATCTAACACCTTCTTCCATAGTGGGCTAGGCTTTTCTTCATACTTAAAGCCCTTAGGGATACTGTTAAATATCTTGTTGACATCTAGGTTAGATAAGTCGAACTTTAGAAGATAACCGTTCTCGCCGTCCTTGATAATCTTCTTGGCTTGGTCGAACTCGGTAGCAATAACCGGAACCCCTGAGGCGACGGCCTCGTGTATGGCATAGCAATAGGATTCCGTATCACTCAGTTGACAACACCAATCTGCAATATGGAGCAGTTGTTTAGTATAGAATTGCGGTTCTACCTCTATCATTTCCGGGATAGACTTAATAGCTGCCTGGAGTTCCTTTGGTGCTACCGATAATGTTGACGCTACGAGCCAGATAAACGGTTTACCTGCACCTTCTAGACGTTTAGCCATAGAGACCATACGCCAGAAGCCTTTTTCTTCACTTGCTCTAGATAGAGTCAAGAGAATAAGTGGTTTCTCTCCGAGTGGGAGTAGAGGGTTAGTTATAATCGTTGAATCGTAGCCAAACTCATTCTTAAGACCTCTAGCAGCCGTTTCTGAAGCAGCGATAATCTTGTCGAATCGTTTATCTATATCAAGCTTGAAGTTATGCCAGCCATAACACTTCTTGATGGCCTCAAAGTCTGAATGAATCGTCTGATACCTTTTCTTCGCTTCTACGCGGTCTAGAATGATAGCACCGCCATCATAGTTAGATGAGATAAGAACGTCGCATTTATAATGGGCTTGACCGTCGTCAACGATAACGTTGCAATACTTAGCGAACTCCATCAGTTGAATGTCGTCAGCCTCGGAGAAGACGAAGGTTATATCTCTGTCCTCGTATAACTTAGCAAGAGTAAGACCCCAGGTTTCAATTCCTCCGATTACATAAAGTAGTTTCTGGAAGAACATAACCTTAGGGCCTGTCTTTTTCTTGCGTCCGAGATAATCAACACGGATAACCTTTACCTTAACTCCGTTCTTTTTCAACTCTAGTAGTCGTGCATAAGATACTTCGAATACTTCCCCCTCTTTTCTGAGCTGGTTGTTGTTTCGAATATCTATGAACTCTACAAGTGAACGGACTAGGATCATTTAGCTTCCTTTTCGAGTATTCTCTCTGCTTCGTAAATGTCGCCGTTCTCTTTTTCTTCGTTCGTCTTAACTCCCTTGAGTTTCTGACGTGCGTCGAATACACTCTTAAGTGCGTCTAGAAGACGGTTGAACTCCGGACGCTCTAGGTCTCGTGTCAATTCTGAAATAGTATCGAGACGCTGTTCGAGCTTGTCCTCATAGTGTGATTTTTTCTTGAATAGTCTCATCTTGTACCTCCTGTTTCTTTTTAAGTTCGTTAAGATATTTCTGTTCTTCTCGCCACTCTATTTCTCTACAGAGTTCCCGATATTTCTTCTCTGATAGCCGTGGCTTCATAATTGTCAGTAGGGAATAACGCTTTAGGTTCATCTTTACCTCTTTCCGAATAGCCAACCGAACTTGCTTTTATTCTTCTTTTTCTTAACTTCGATTTGGATCGCTTCTTCTTCAGAGACCACCTTGACTTTCTTTTTCTTCGATGGGCCTCGCTTACCATTTCGTCCGCCCTTAGCGCCAGCTAGTTTGGCTAGCGTGTGGTTTGCTGCGAATCCGCCGGTATGGCCGTTTCTACCACCTTTAGCACCTATTCTTTTATAGAAGTCCGGGCCGTGAAGTTTTAAGTTAGTTTCTCTAGCCTTAAGGCCTCCTAGTTTAGTTCCTGACATTTTACCTACCCTCCACAAAAGTTATTACTTCATAATCGAGCTTCATTTCCTCGACGATACTAGGGAACGACACGAAGACGTTCTTACCGTATCTGCTGTTCCATCTGTGATACATTTCATACCTCCTATATACTCATTCGAGCCTGCTTATATTCTTCATAGCGAGCCTCTTGAACTTCTTTAGAAGGCTTTATAATACCTTCCTCGACCAGTTTGGCTCGTGTGCGCCGGATCGTCTCCGGGCTTGATACTTTTTTAAGATTCGCGTATAAGTTCTCATCAGTCCACCCTTCTAAATACCAGATGGAAGCGATAAGCTTCTTATCATCGTCTGCGAGACTAGGGTTTGCTCTAACGAGCGCCTTAATTCTTTCTCGCATAGGTTTATTGTTAATCTTCATCTTCACCTCCCACCGCTGTGATTTCGTGGCCGCAATACCACTTCGCAGCTTCACTTAGATCGTCTACCATATCGACATAACTCCGGTTATTACCCAAAGTGCGAGCAGTAAGGCGATACTTAATGCTACAATTCCTACCATTACGATAAGAACCACCCCTATAAAAAACGCTGGAGTAAAATCGTCTTCAGCATAGTCATAAGGTTTTAGTTCTTTCTTGTTTGTCTTCATACCTTTCTTTACCTCCTTTCGAACCCTCGAAGGTCTCTCAACTAACCTTCGAGCGCCCAGATGAACCGAGAACTTTAAGGCGGGTGGGTAACGTATATTTCTCGGCTCGTCTGGCTCCGGGAATAGCAAACGCCCGGAGTCGCTAGAGCGTGGATTGAGCGGTTAGATAGACTGGTCGTATATCTAGCCGCCTAGTGAACGGATAAGACCTAGAGTTTTATGTCGTAAATCGTCATTCTCAGCCCAATGGAGAATAAACTGGAGTTCTTATGACTGAAACTTATCCGCTCGCTAGGTGGTCGGAACTCGCAGTTTGTTTTGTTCCGGCCACTGAAGGAAATATGGGTCGGCTCGTCCAGAGTGGAGTCTGGGGGAGTATGAGCCGTCCACTTAATAAAGATAGTGGCCTCGATATGCCTTCCGCTTAGCCGCTCCGCACCTCTTGAGCTAGCACCACCATCTTTTTGTTAAAGTTCGCCGTTTATAGCGTCTTCTAAGATAAGCATTCCGGAGATCATCGCGTTCTCCTCGGCTTGCGAGCGAGCCAGCTCTTTGATTTGTTTTCGAGCTAACTCTTTCGCATATTCGAGGTTCATCATTATTTGCCTTCCTGGGCTTGCATAATCATCTTCCCGATAGCCTCTTTTTGCTTATCCGTGTAGAGTTTACTAATCTTCACATTCACGTATTCTTTTCGAAGTTCGTCTTTTGTCATCTTCGAGTATTTCAAGCGAAGTTCGTCGAAGTCTAAACCGTTCTTAGCAGGCGTTTTTGTTTGGTTCTGCATAGCGTTTACTACTTCGTCTGAGCTTGCGATACTTGTATCTATTCCGATACCGAGCAAGCCAAGCGCACGTCCTACGGCGCTTGTTTCGCAGTTCTCGATATAACTTGTCTTGTTGATAAAAGTTGAACCTTCGTTTTCGTAGGCGTGTCCGGTTGAGACGACCGTTCCTTGATCGTCTTTAACCGTAGCCTTGAATACGCAAGTTCCGTTTTCGTTAGATAACAGTTCGGTTTCGATACTCCAGCCCTCGTAATTCGAGCGGAAGTATTTAACCCTTTCGTTTACTTCGACATAGGCTTTACCCTTAATGTCTACTGTCTTCATTCCTTGTTCCGTCATAGAATAACCCTTTCTCTGTTAAAGTTTCCATATCTTCGCCATCTTCCAGGCGGTCTATAATAACTCTTCCGATTTTACTCATTCATATACCTTTCATCTTCATAACTATCGACAAGGTAGTCGACGAAGTCGTCTAAGATCGTCGGATCCTTTTCGATATTTTTTCTTAGTTCTTCTTCTGTAGTAGTTCGCTTAAAGTGGCGAGCCATACGTCTTATGTAATACTCTCGGTTTTTATCGTTAATCCATTCCATAACGAACCTCCAGCATTCTTACTAAGCCTAGACTTAGGCTGATGAATAAAACCCAGCTCACAGTCTGGATCATTCCATTCTCAGATAGAGCAATTCCATACATACTGGCTAGAATTGCTACAATAGTTAATTTAATCTTTATCATATATTTCCTTTCTTTTATTCGTGAAGTCGGAGGACCGGACATATTGCTTCTCGTAACTGTTTTAAGAACTAGAACTTCTAACCGGAGCCTCTGCGTATGTATAAAAACCCATTTTCAAAACATCTAAGATAGATAAAAAGAAGACAATTTATATAAAATCAGAGTAAAATTGATTCAAAATCGCTATCCGGTCGTCTGACCTCACGAATCTTAATTGTTGATCGTACCTGATTGTTAAGTTATATGAGTAGTAGCTTCCGCCCTGTTTCTCGTACTCCTGAGGTAGAACGCATAATTCAGACCCCGAAGAAACCGTGTTAAAAAAGACTCTTTGATAAGAGTCTTGAGTAAGTCTTTCGGCTACGCTATACTATCTTTATGGGGCGTTAGCTCAGCTGATAGAGCGCGGCATTCGCATTGCGAAGGTTCTCTATCCGGCTTACGTTGATTCTTATCGTAAATCTATTTCGACTTTTAATTTGCGATTTCTTAACTTCATTGTACCACACATAAGCATAATAGTCAATGATATTTTGTTGCAATTTTGGAGATTTTTGATACAATAGAGTTATCCACAGGGTTCCAGGTCTCTGGTTTCGACCCCTGTGGATATTTTTTGTTTCAACAGGTATGGTGGAGTTTATATTCTCTCATAAGGTCGTTATTCACCAAGTGGGTATAATGTGCGGTAGTATTCAAGCTTTCGTGGCCGAGAAGATCCGCTAGGTGTCTGATATTTCCGCCGTTTCCTACATAATTAGTAGCGAAACTGTGGCGGAGGGTATGAGGGCTGACCTTCTTCTTTATACCAGCACGATCCG